AAGGGCCACGTATTGCCAAGGGCGATATGGTCGGGGTTTACTGTGGAATCGAAGCCGAGGATTACGGTTCCAGCCCCGGCTTTTGGATCAACGACCTGCACATCAACTGTGTAAAGCGCGCTATCTTCATCGACAACGCCGTTGATGCAAGCATTTCTGATGTCTGGCTCTATCGTGCTGGCGTGTTCTTCACTGATACTGATTGGACCGGCGTCCACCTGAAAAACTGCGCCGCACGGACGTCTTTGGCGAACATCAACACCTCGCTGTCGATCACCGCTGACATACAATACGGCGTGGTGCTTGAGGACTGCACGGGTGTCACGGGCGTGAACCTAAACCTGTCGCAGGCCAACCGCTCGATTTTCCACATCGGCACCAATCAACATATTGTATATTCCAATGTCGTCATAAATGGCATCGGAACGGGGACGGGTTTTACGTTTACGTCTGCGGATACCAACCTGTGGGTCGGGCCGCACACATTCCTTGGGTCGTTCGGGACAAAATATTCTTACACGCAAAAGCCGTCCATCACGATTGCGCGTCGTGGGATCGCCATAAACGGCCTGTCTGCGATCCAAACCATCAGCGCAGAAGCTACGAAGCAACTTCGCGTGGGCCGCGATGACCAGCACCAGCACTTCGCAATGGCAACTGGTGCTGGTGCTTACACATACAACATTGACTTGGACAATGCCGAGGCAATCGAAGGTGATGTGTTTGAAATATACATCACCATCGGCTCAAGTTCTAACCCGACAGTTTACCTGCGCACGGGCCTTGGGGGTGGGACTTTGGCGACATTCAACGTGGCTGCGTTCACCCGTTACAGCATCCGCGTTGCCTACACAGGCTCCGATTGGAAGGTAATCCAATGCACGACAAGTTTGTTTTGAGAGTAACATAGACATGAACTGCACAGCGACGCCCAAATGACCGACGACAACGCAGCGCACCATTATCAGGAGCATAACCAATGAACATCAACGCAACCATCGCACGGATTGAGGCACTTCGGCGCAGGCAGGCAAAGCATGTCGCCCGGCTGGCAGAGATCGAGACGGAACTCTGCCCGCTTTTGTCCGCTGTCCTGTGCGAGCATGGCCCTGCAAACGGCGTTGACGAAAACGTCATGGCTGCGGCTTCGGCACCAAAGGACGATGGTGGCAAGTGATGACTACGTTCGTTTACTCCGCGCATCTGGCGCTTTTAATTGCCGGATTTGTGCTGGCTGGGCCTAGGCCGGTCTTGTTTATCCTTGCGGCTGCAATGGCAGGAACATGGTTGTCAGGAGCGTATCTAGGCGGGGCTGGTCGCATCATTGCGTTTATGCTCATTGAGCTGTGTTGCATCTTTGCAATTGCAGTATGGCGCGACCGTAAACGCGATAGGTTGGTGGGTCTTGTGTCGCTTATTCTCATATGCTGGGCCGTTTCATATACGGTTATTCCGCATATGGATTATGCCACCTATGCCACGGGCGTGAATAGTGCTGCGGCTGTGCAACTGCTTATCGGTGGGGGCATGGCTGATGACTTGGGCCGACGCGTTGATAGTTGGCTGTCTGGCCATTTTCCTCGGGGCGCGCGCCTTGTGCGCAGTGTGGCGGTCTAAGTGGACGGGGGAACGGACTTCTACGGCGTCACGAAAGATGCGGCGCAAGTAGTGGGTGGGGCAGCAACTGCAACCGGCGGCTATTTGTATTTCACCAAAGCGCTCGGATGGGTTAGACTGACCGTAGGCGCGGGGACGACGTTTATGGGCGGTATGATCGGATACGGGACTATCCATCGCCTGACAGGCATGGAAGACGGCGTTTGCGCTGGCCTTGCCGCTACTGCCACGCTTGGCGTTATCTATGCCGTGCGGGCAGCTGCGGGCAAGTTGGAAGCACTTGACTGGTTCGGAAGGAAAAGCGCTTGAACATCTCCGGGCTGCAATCCCGCATCGGCACCACACCGGACGGCAAGTGGGGGGCGAAGTCCAGCGCGGCCCTTCTGGCGCACTTCACCAATCTTGCGGCACCGGCAGTCTCACCAGAGGATATCGCCGCCTATGCCGCGCGTCTCGGCTGCAAGATCAAGCAGCTCAACGCGGTGGCAAAGGTGGAAAGCGCGGGCGGTGGGTTCGACAAAACGGGCAAGCCGAAGATCCTCTTTGAGCGCCATTGGTTCCACCGGCTGACCGGCGGCAAGTGGTCGACCGCACCGTTCAGTAATTCGGATCGCGGCGGATATGGCGAAAGCAGTTGGATGAAATTGTCCGCTGCCTGCGCTTGCGATCCTGACGCAGCGTTCTCCTCGGCCTCATGGGGCAAGTTCCAGGTGATGGGCGGGCACTGGGCCAAGCTGGGCTATCCGTCCGCCTACGCGATGGCATGGACGACTGTGCAAAGCGAGGCCGACCATTACGAAATGCTGGTGCGGTACATCGAGGCGTTCGGCATGAAGGACGAATTACAGGCGCTTTCGACGGACCCGGAAGACTGCCGTGCATTTGCCAAGGGCTACAATGGCCCGGCATACGAACGGAACGACTACCATGCTAAGCTTGCGGAGGCGATGACGTGACCAAAATCCCGCATATCCGTATCGTGGTGGCCGTCTCCGCGTTTGTCCTGCTCGGCTTCGCTGCCGTGTCGTGGTTCGTCCTCGGGTATACGAACGACGATGTGACCAAGGGCAATGTCATCGGCACATGGCTTAACTTCGCGATGCTGGCTGTCGGCTTCTGGCTGGGCAGTTCGAGCGGCGGCAAGGCCAAAGACCCGGAGGCACCGACCGGCAAACCGCGCGATCCGGTCCACGTTACCGAGGAGCCTGCGCCGTGATCCCGATCCTCATCCGCTTTCACCGCCCACTGATCGGCCTGGCGCTTATCCTCGCGTTGATGTGGGCGCTCAACGCCTACGTGGCCGACGCCATCCACGACGACCGCCTACAAGCCACCCTAGAGGCTCAACAGCGTGACGCGGTGGCAGACGACCGCGCGGGACAGGTTGCCGCGTCTGAGGCGGCCACAATCGAACAGGAGAGTGCCAATGCGCGGGAAGCTGCTGCCGGGTCTGATGATCCTCTCAAGTCTGGCTTTGACAGCCTGCGGACAGGAAAGGCCAGTGATCGCTAAACCGCCGCCTGCCTTGCTGTCGTGTCAGGACGAACCGACCGCGCCTGATTTGCCAGCGCGTGACCAGCAAGACGCGCGCGATCGGTTGACGCTGGAATACCTGTTGAACCTGCGCGGTGCGTGGGGGTCTTGTCATTCTGCCGTCGCGGGCATTGCCGCTTGGGCAAACGAAATGGAGCGCGAATAATGGCCGGTATGTCTCTCTCGCTGGGGCTTGGCCTTGGCTCATACCGCAGGAGCGGCGGCACACCGACGCCTACGCCTGCTCCCGCAGACTACACGGCGACGACCGAAGGCGAGTTGACAACGATCCTCGCGCTCGGTTCGGTCACGCTCAACAACAAGCGGATCGCGCTTGCGAGTGGCAATTGGGCGCAGCGCACGATCACGCTTGCTCCCGCTACGGCGGTCACGTTCGTTTCGCAAACTCCCGCCACCCGGTCTAACCTCATCAAGTGGAAGATCGGTGCAGGCGCGGCCAATCTGTTCTTCGAGGATTTGCAGCACGTCACGGACGCATGGGATGCGACCTCGCTCAATGACGTTCTGGCATACAACGGCACGGGCGTTGTCGGAGCCTGCACATGGACGCGGTGCGGATTCAAGGGTGGCTACGGCGGACCCGGTTCAGCCGGCACGCTCTGGTCCAACAACATCGACCCAACGGGGACGACGCGCTATCCCGAATATGCCTGCATTACGCCCACGTTTGACGCTGCGGGCGCTGTTGTCGGCAGCACGATCCGGCGCAACAATGTCGCAGGCTTGCTGGCGGATGGTGTTCATAACCTGACGTTCACCAGCGTCTCTCCGACTATCGTTTTCGCGACAGTACCAACCGGGTGGACGTTTACCGTTTCGGGCGGGATCATCACGACCGTAACGGCAGGAACCGGAGGCGCTTCCAACGCCACACTGGCGACCAATGGTAGCATTGGCGTTCTGTCCAAGGTTCTATCGTGGACCGGCCAAAACCGCATGATCGACTATCTCAAGTTTGGCGTCGGGCGTGATGCGAGTTCGGTCAGCGTCACCGGATTGCAGTCGTGGATTGATTGCGACTTTGCCGACCTTGCAAATGCGCTCAAGTTCACCCCTCCAGGCGGCATCTACGTCGAAGGTTGTACGTTCGACCGGATTTACATGGACACTATCAGCCTCGGCATTGCGACCGATGGCGATACGGGCGGGCCGGTTACGCTGCGGTTCAACACCTACTCGCGAGGATTCTCGGCGCAGGGCGACCCCGGCGATCCTCACGCTGATATGATGTTGCAGCTTTACATGGACGACCAAGGCGGCGTGCAAACAACCGTCGAGTGGGGGCCTATCATTGTCGAAGGCAATGTCTGCTACGATGGCAATTCGCGCGGTCACGGGCAGATTGTATTCATGGCGGACAATCCGGTAGGTATCTTCTACAAGGACGTTCGCCTTGTCGGGAACATCGGCCTGTCGCGCCTCTCGACCATCGGGATGCAGTCCGAAGGCGTGCGCAACGCCTATATCTACCGCAACACGATTGCCCGTTACCTCTACGACCATGCCGACAACGCCACTGGCGGCGCGGTCAAGTCCTGCATTGCACCGCCAGCGGGGCAGGCTGGCGTTGGCGAGCAGTCATTCTGGGGCAACAATATCGTCGAAGGCACTGGCGGTATGGACGGCGGCGTCTCGGTTTCGGGCGACGTTGTGCTAGGCTCGCAGGGCGCTTCGGTGGCTTATGCAACGGTGTTTGCCACGCCGCCTACTGATGCCGCTGGTTCGGGCACTTGGCCCACGACGCGCGCGGCGGTGCTTGCGGCGTTCTCCCCAACGGCGGGTTATGTCGGCAAGGGTGCAGCCGGTTCGGACGGGTACATTAACTACACGACCAAGACCATCGATACGACGATGGAGCCGGTTTTTGTCAAGTTCACCAGCCTTTCAGATCAAGCAACCAGCGCGGCTGTATCATCCGAATGGCGCAAGATCATTGGTGGCCCTGCGACCGGAACCTATGCTGTCACCAACGGCACGGTGCAGTTTGCCGATGATGTTGCAGGTACGGGCGCAACCGTGGCGGCGACAAGCGGAAGCTACACGCGCGGCAAATACATGCGGTTGAACCTGACCAACAGCGCATCGAACTCGACCGCCACGACCTGCACCATCACGTTTAACGGCACATCATCGCGGACGTTCCAGTCTGCCACGGTGTCGCTGGCGCAGTTCCCGGTTGTGGCGTTTGAAACAACCACGCCGGACCTGTTCCGCAAGGCATCGGGCACGCTCGGCACGGACGGCTATGTCGGCACCATGGCTTTGCGCAAGTTCAAGATGGCGACTACGCCTGCCGCAACGCAGACGCTATGGGGGTCAAACTCGGGCACAGCGCGTGTGCAGCTACAGTTGCTCACGACCGGCAAGTTGCGCTTGAACCTTTACAACGGTGCGGTTCTTACATGGCGCATCGAGAGCAACACCAACGTCTGCGACGGCGTGGCGCGCGATGTACTGTTCTCATGGGATACGTCGCAGATCACCGAAAGCGCAGGGCGTAGCCTTTATCTCAACGGCGTATCTGACAGCAACTCGTCGTCCACTTGGGGGACGGGTGGCCAAACCGTCACGTACAGCGCGACGATCAACGCCTATCAGTTCGGCTCGCCCACAGGCAATGCATTTGAGGCGGGCGCGTTCTACCTCAACGTTGTAGCCCGCGTAGACCTGACGGACGCTGCCAACCGCGTGAAGTTTGGCGCTGACTTGATCGGCACCAACGGCACCGGCCCAACTGGATCGCAGCCGTTTGCGTTCTTGGTCGGCAACGACACGCAATGGAACGCAGGGGTTAACCGTGGATCGGGCGGCACGTTCTCGCCTGTCACCACTTCGGCGGTCACGTTGGTATCAGGGAGCGCCTGGAGCTAGTGAGATAAGGGCGGCGCGACCGGGTTCCCCCAATCCATACGCCGCCCTGACAGCCATTCTGGAGAACCGAAGCGGTCCAGACGGCCTAGCCCGATACATGGCACTGTGCGCACAGCGTGGCCCATGTAGAGCGGGAACTTCGTTGCTGCGGCGGTTTCAATACCCCTCGCTATTGAGGCGAGTTGCGATGGAAAGCCACCTGCGATGCCAAACCGCCCTGATACCAGCGCCGCAGCCCCATCATTCTACACGAAAAGCGGGCCATGTGAATCCCCATAGCGTCAAAGGGCAGCACAACCGAAGCCATGCCGCCCACCGATGGGAAAGGTGGGGTTAAGGCTTCTTCATGGCTCGGATTTCACCAGCGATGCTATCGGCCATTATGTTGCATTCCTCGCTGTAGTCAGCGGCTGCCCAACTATCCGCCACCCTCACAGCCGCTTCAATCGCCTCGTTCCAAGCCTTGTCGGCATCCGGCGCCCATGCAGCGAACGTTTCCCATATCGGGTCCATTGCGCGCAGGCTCGTCGCCGGAAAAACGTGCGTGCAACCGGTCACGCCGGGGATGATGCACTCGACCTCGCAGTGCCAGGTCTTGCCGTCCAGTTTCAGGCCGGTGGCGATCACCACGCCGGGGAAGGCATAGGAGCCATCGGACTTGCGCTGCACCTTGTCGCCTACGTTCCACGGGCAGGCACTCATGGCTTGCTCCAATCGCGGGCTTCGATGGCGTCACCAGCGTCGGATAATGCCTCTGCCTCTCGGACATACCCCTTGTCGTACTGTTTGTCAGATTTCTCCCGAAGCCAATCCACGATCCTCCCTGGCACTTCCCGCGCCGCATCTGCATAGCCGCGCTTGTATTCATCCATCGAGCCTTTGACAGTTGCCGCAGCTGCTATCATCAGTTGGTCTTTCGCCTTCCGCGCCTCCACCATTTGATGATCGCCAACCGGGGTTTCACTAACAGCAACGGGGTTTGTTGTTGGTGGGTGAGCGTAAAGCGGGGTCTCCGACAAACGCGAATCGAAATTGCGTGTCAGGCGAAAATTAGCTCTGCCGTACATCCAAGCAACAGGCGTCGGATCGAGCGTGCGGGTGTCGAGGCGGTGGGTATCAATCGCAGCCGCAAACTGACGCTCCCAATCGTTCGGAGGATAATCGCCGCTCATCATCCAATGGCGGACCAGTTCAAGCGTCGTGCCGCCTGCGAAAGACTGACATTCCATCATGGCAAGAACTTCTTCCGAAGTGTGGCGTTCGTCGCATTCATGGCAGGCCCACGGATGCCTGATGCCGTGTTCGCACCGTTCGGTCTTGTCGGTCATGGTCGGTATCCGCCAAGGCAGTATGATGTACGCATACTGTCCTGCCCACAGATCTTGCATCGCAGAGTGTGCAGTTCTCCGTTGCCCGCCTTTATCTCGCTCGGGCAGTCAGGCTCGCCGGCACCCCAGAACACATGCTTGCGCTGCACAATGGCGAGGATGCGATCAGCTTCTTCTGAGACTGACAATCCCACATGACGGCAATAAGCCACTTCGATCATAAGTTTGTCGCGTAAGTCGGTCATGGTCGGTCCTTCGGGGTGTGTTCGCCGCAGGAGTCATTGATTGACATTTTCGGCTGCATGAAGTGCACATCTTGGAATTGGTCACGAATGACCACCTGCGGCGGATAGCGTCTGCACGGTCCCGGATCGTAGACCCGACCAGACACGCGGCCACCCCACCACCGGCACGTCTCACACTTATCCATGACCAGCCTCGCGTGATTTGAGGGCGGCGTATGCGCGGTGCTTCGCTTCAACGCGAAAATCGACGTGGTTGATATGGCCATTTTCGTAGTTCGCTGCGATCCACCGCAAAGCCCCCACCAGTTCAGCCTCGCGTTCTGCAAAGGCGCGTTGGATTGCTTTGGCTGCGGCGTAATCCTGCTTTGGCTTGAATGCGATCGCGTCTTTCGATGCGACTGCGAGAGCATCTAGCCATACCCGCAGAAAGAACTGCGACGGCTGTTCGGTGTCAGTCATGGCTTGCTCCTGTGGGGGTGTTAAGCGCCTTGACGACGCGGGCGAACCGGGCCTGTTGCGGGTGCGTGATCTTGCCGTTGAGTGCCCGGTAATTCAGGCACCCGCGCACAATCCAATCGTCGGGCAATTCCATGAACCCGCCGACCAGAAACGGCTCAAGGTGCTTCGGATTTTCAGCCAGATACGAAATGAGGTGGCCTGCTGTTTCCATGCCGCCGACACCTGCTTGAAAGGCGAATGCTTCGGACCGAACTGCGAGATGTTCAATGAAATCCGCGATGATCGGGATATGTTGGCGGTCTATCACCTCCCCCATGGCTCAACCCTCCGCCTTGGTGATGGCTGCGCGCGATGCGGCATCGCCTGCGCGCTTTTTCATCCACAGAAGCATATCATTTTGAGTAACGAACATGGACATTGTTGCGCTTGCAATATCCTCCAAAGCCCCAAGCAGTTCGGGAGCCGCTGCTATGAGGCGGGCGTTGGCTTCAAACGGGTCGGTGCCGCTCTCGCGATATTTATCGTAATCGGCGTGAAGGATGGCTGGGTTCCGGGCTTGGCAGATATGGAACATCCGCCCTTCCGCGTCGGGCGCAGCGCGAACAGTGCCCCAGTCGTCGTATTTCTCCGGACGATACAACCAAGGCCCCGGCGTGTGTCCCTTGCGCTCATTACTTTCCATCATGTCCTATCCTTCGCTCTGTAAGCCCTAGTCCTAACGCGCTGAATGATCCGTTTGCGGATGGCCCGCCCTTCGTCAATCATCCGGCGCGCTATGGTCAATTCGGCCTTGTCGGTCTTGTCCATATGCTTTTCGTGCTTCATTCGTGGCACCTTATAGCGTTACGGGGTGGGGTGCAATAAATAAATCACTTTGGCGCTGGGCGTCCTCGATGCGCTTGCAGGCGATGTCGAAATATTTAGCCTCGCGCTCTATGCCGATGAAGTCGCGGCCCATTTGAACGCCAGCAACGCCAGTGGTGCCGCTACCCATGAAGGGATCGAGGATGGTATTTGCAGGGCCGGTATGTTCGACCTGCGCAATCGTCCACTTCATCAAATCAAGCGGCTTTTGCGTTGGGTGCCCAAACTCGACGCGCCCGACCATTCCACGAAAACGCTTAGCGGGCCGGTCCAGATTTGTCCAAGCCAGTTCAACGTCGGCCATGGTCGGGACAGCGTTAGCCTTGTCCCACACAAGCCAGCAGCGCGACGGGGGCAGGCCGAAGTAGTTACCACCCCACATGACAACGCGGTCGGACTTGGCGACGATTGCAAGCAAGGTTTCGATGGCAGGAGCCTCGGCATCCCAAACCAGCATTTCCTTGTAGCCCTCTTTCGCGCCCCAAGTTCCGCCCTGCATTTTGGTACCCAAACCGAACGGCGGGTCAGTCACGACAGCATCGACCGTGCCGAGCGTGGGCAGAATGTCCCGGCAGTCGCCCAAATACAGTTTGGCGCGCCCAATTTTAACAGGCTCAATCATATCAATCTCCAAAAAAGGGCCGGTTTCCCTCAACGCTACCGGCCAAAGCGTCCGAACCATTGCGGGGCGGTCGCTATGGGGGATACTCTCCAATTAAGCCTGACTTGCGGGATGCAAGCCTTAACCGCAATCGAGGTGGTGTCACTTAGCTATGCGTTACAGGATGCAGACGCAAGCACTAAATCAGCAAGGCACGTCCATACCTCATATGTGGCGTCGGAGATAACTTCGTCGGTTTCATCCTCGATCAGCATCGCCAGTTCAACCGGGCAAAGCGCGTCGAGTTGCAATGCTTCGAATGTCGTCTCTGGATCGTCCAAGAGGTTGTGCAGGTGCACTGGCGTATGGCGGCAGAGGTATTCTAGGATGTAGTCAGGCAAGGAGTTTCTCCAACTTGTGCAGCAAATCCACCGCCTCAAAATATCCCTTCGGATCGCGGTCAAGATATGCCAGTTCCTCGGATTGCCGTTTGGCGTGCGCCCATTGTTCTAGCGTCATGGCTTTACCTTCGAGCGTACAAAAGGGATGGGGCTGGTCATGCGCATGTGCCCTGGCATGTGCGGGCGCACGTATGGCTTGCCTAGCGTGGCGACGGTTAGGGGGCGCTTATCCATGTGCCGCAACTCCCACCATAAAGGCCATGAATGCGACGAATGCGCCGGTTACTGCAAACTCAAGCACGAACTTGCGCGGGTGGGCGCAGATGATTGCAATGGCGTTACGCATCGGTCCACTCCTTCATAAGTTCCTGCCAACGCGCCTCACCCATTTCCCGGCGAGCTTCGGCAATAACTCGGTCAATCTTAAAGGTCGGCGTCGATTCCGGTTCCATCTTATCGGCTCCCTGTCCTGGCGATCCAACGCGCATTCGGCGCACGTTGACCTTCATATCCAGCTTCGACTTCGGCGCGGGTTTGGCCGAATACGACCTCGCCCGTATCGAGGTTGCTGGCGATCCATTTATCAGCGCTAGGCCAATCTGGATCGTAGCGGGTTTGCCAGCCTGAGGGGGTCATGATGCGTTCTCCGCAAGGCGGCTCAGCACTTCGGCGGGCAAGTGGCTGGCCAGCGTTTCAAGCACGAACCGGCCATCTGCGTTCAAGCGGGCGTTGATCCAGTTCGATTGCGCGCAAAGCCCAGCACCCGGCCATTCATCCGTGATTGGCTTGATGGCTGCGAAGAAGTCAGCCTGCTCTTGGTCGCCCATCTCGCAAAATGCTGCGGCCATTTCCTGCGGGGTGATCGGCACATCAATGGTGACGTTGCGTTGAGCGGCGCTCATGCTGCGGCACTCCGCAAAGCGGCAAGAGCGGAGACTACGGCAAGATCATTGTCGTATGCCCCTCCACGCATGAAAGCGGTGTAGGATTGGATATGCGCAGCCCATTCAGTAGCGGCATATCGGGGTGTCGGGTCTTTCATCTCCAAACGGATGTATTGGTCAGCCGCGATGTCTCGGGCGCGCTGGATGAGTGATACCTCGCTCATGCCACCAACTCCCCAAGCAAACGCCCCAAACGCGCATCCCTATATGCCGTCCACTCGGCCCACATCTTAGCCGTGCGAACCGGATAACCTCCGGGATAGGTGTCGAGGTGGCCGCGCTCATCCTCGACCTGCTCGAACGGTGCGGCCATCGACGGCATGGCATCGTGCGGATCGCTCGAAAGCTGGTCCGCGAGATAGTCGATCAACATCAACAAGTCGCGGTCATCAAGGGTGGATAGGCGGGATAGGATTGTCTCGGTCATGTCAATAATTCTCCGCTTCTATGCGTGTAATGAAAAAATGTATCCCGCCAGCGCATTCATCCTGCCAGTTGTCCGACCAGTTTAATGCCTCGACGCGCTCGCCAACGCGATATACAAATTCAGGATCATGAGACGATCTTGCTTCGTTACCGCTACTGATTTCCAGAACAACGGCAAATTTAGCACGGCACTTACGCCCAAAAGCATGAGATCGTGGCGCGCCTTCTGGGATGCGAAGTTTGACAATCACCCCGCCCGCGCACTTTTTATAACCAATCAACTCGCCTTCTGGAAGAATCCGGGTATTGGCTATAGCCAAGTTTGCATTCTTGGCACCCGACAGGTTGGCACGCGTCAGGTCGGCACGCGTCAGGTCGGCACGCGTCAGGTTGGCACCTGTCAGGTTGGCACGCGTCAGGTCGGCACCCGACAGGTCGGCACCATACAGGTCGGCACCATACAGGTCGGCACCATACAGGTCGGCACCATACAGGTCGGCACCATACAGGTTGGCACCCGTTTTCACCGCCCATCGGATCGCCAATCCGAGCTTTAATCTCGGTGTCATATCTGGGGTAACGCTGATTTCTGCCGTGAATTGTACTGCGCCAGTCCAGCGATTGCGTACTTCGAACTTCTCAATCGTCTCGGTCATCGTGTCGTCTCCGTTTCAATAAGGCTTGCATAAAGGCAAACTGCAATCTATGTCAAGGATGCAATCTGCAAAAAGAGGTTCGATATGAAAACAAGCGATGCCGTCGCTAAATACGGAACCCGATACGCTCTAGCTAAAGCGCTGGGGGTGACACACCAAGCTGTCGCGCAATGGGGCGAAAACGTCCCTCCACTCCGCGCATACCAGCTTAAAGAAATGGAAGAGACGAAATGAGCACAACAATCGCACTGGCGCAGATCGCGTCATATCTGTTCGCCGTCATCGTATGGCTTGCATGGGACATGGCAAACCTCGTTCGCGAAGGACGGGAAGACGATCAGGGGTTTCATTATGGTGAGCGCCCATGAGCGAAAAGCGTAAATGTTCCGTCGATACATGCCGCGATACATTGTCCCGGAAAAACACCTCTGGACTATGCCAGTTCCACAAGATTGCCGCGCATCGGGCTAGCATCGCTCACCTGATTAAGGACTGCGAAACGTGCGGCGACGAAATGGACCGGACAGTCAAAGGATCAATCTGCGGCGCTTGCAGGTCAAAAAACAGGCAGGCAAAACGTAAAAAATGCACGGTATGCGCTACATTGCTTATGCCAGAAAATAAAAGCGGGCTTTGCGGAACGCATTACCGGCCATCGTTGAAAACACGCGTTGTCGTGTCGAAACCGTTCACCCTGGACGATGTTATCGCGGCGGCGTCACGGATGACATGCACGCCAATTGACCAGATCAAAAGCATCGAAAGGCCCGCTTGGCTCACCCGCATCCGGCAAGCTATCGCATTCATTGCGGAACACCATTATTCATATCAGAAGATCGGCGATGCATTCGGAGGACGTGACCATTCCACTATCGTCCACGCTTGCGAAAGGGCAGAATGCCTGATTGCAAGAGACAAGCTATTCGCCCAACTGGTCAAGGAAATTGAACGCGAAGCCCTCGCCATCGCGGATCGCGAACGACGTATCATTGAAAGGATTGCAGCATGACCAAACACCTAACAGACCTGGCGCAACGTCTAACCGACATGGCAAAAGAACATCCCGAAGGCGTACCTGTCGAGATGGTCGAAACCGAAATCAGACGCATCGGCGCGCTGGTTGAAATGATCGAGGTGGGGCTAGTCGAGGATTGACCTAATCTGAGCCTTGGCATCTTCGGCACCGTGACAGACAAGCACTTTATGCCCGATGCTATTAAGGTACTCATGCCAATCACGCTGGGCGGGGCTAACAACCCCGCCCTTTGTGCGTTTCATCTCCACCCAAGTGCAGTGCGCCGGTATGAATAAATCCGGCACTCCAGCGCTTACGCCTTCCACCTTTAGGCGTGCGCCGGTTGTCTTTGTGCGTTGCTCCCCATTGGGGATGGCGAAGATACGGCATGGTCGGTATGTCTGGCGAAACCAACTAACTACCTCGCGCTGTTCCTCATGCTCGGTGCGCACCCGATCCATTAGAATGGCACATCTCTTGACCATGCAGGGCATGCGCCTTCGGTTTGCGTAAACTCGCCAGGCGGTTCTTGTCCGTTCAACAGGCACTCACCTTGACCGCCGTAGTTATCGCAGTTCCAGCAATAACGCGGCGGACCTTTGGCGACCCATTCCTCGTAAACCGATAATGCGGCTGGCTTTGGCTGTCTCATTTCCATTCCCTTTTCAAAACGCGATGGAACTTGCCATCCTTGCGAAACTCAACTTCTGCGGGCGGTTGTGCGTCATTCAACGCTTCAACAGTTTCACCTAACGTATTCCCCAAAGCAGCGCCTGCATTGGTCGCCATCGTCGAAAGCAATCGCATCGCCTTGTCGCCTGCATACCCTTCATGCAGTACCGTAAGATACTCTGTAACCGGCGCATCGGATAACGCCCCGTAGTAAGTCACTACCAGCATATCCTTGCCAGAAGTGCGGCTGGTATGCTCTCGCCAGTTCCAAGATGATACATTCAGTGTATCGCCCTCAATCCCCATAATGTCGTCATTGTGCAGGCTAAAGCGCTTCCCTTCCGGCTCCGGGAAATGCGCCCCGCAAGCTGGGCAAACCATGACGCTGATATGCACCAGTTCGTCGCAATTCTCGCAGACCTTCATCGGGACTTCGCCATTGCCTTCGCCCTTGCGTTTTGGCGGTTGTATGGCGGTTATAGGGCCGTGCGTCTGCACTACGCCTGCAAAGTCCAGAACGCGGCAATTCTCTTTCCCGTCAGCAACACGCATGCCCCGGCCTGCCATCTGGACATAAAGGCTGGCGCTCATGGTGGGGCGAAGCATGACAACAAGGTCAATCCTAGGCGCGTCGAAGCCCGTCGTCAGCACATTGGCATTCGTCAGCGCGCGCAATTCACCCTTGCGGAACGCGGCAATTGTATCCTCACGCTCTCGCTTGCTGGTCGCACCAGTGATGCAGCCCGTAGCGATGCCATATCCCGTCAGTGTTTCCGCGATGTGTTCGGCATGTTGAACACCTGCACAAAAAAACAGCCATGATTTTCGGTCGCCAGCTAGTTCGATCACCTCGCGCACAACCTGTTCATTATTCAGGTCGGTATCTACTGCCGCTTGCAACTCGCTTTCGATAAATTCCCCGCCGCGCTTATGCACGCCAGACGTATCAAGGCGCGTCTTCGTGGCCTTGGATTGCAGGGATGAAAGATGCCCTTTGAACACAAGCTCTTCAATTGAAACAGGTTCGATAAGCCCGTGGAATAGTGCAGGCGCATCTGTGATCAAACCGTGGCCTAGCCGGTATGGCGTGGCTGTCAGGCCAATAACGCGAAGCGCCGGGTTCACTGCCGTAAGCGTAGTCAAAAGCGTACGATAGCCGCCTTCGTCCTTGTGCGACACAAGATGGCATTCGTCGATTATCACAAGGTCAACATGCCCGATCTTATCCGCTTTATTTCGGATTGATTGAATGCCTGCAAACGTGATTGGCTCTTCCAAGTTCTTGCGGCGCAGCGAGGCCGAGTAGATTCCCATAGGCGCACCCGGCCAATGCTGGCGCATCTTTTCGGCGTTTTGTTCGATCAGTTCCTTGACATGCGTTAGCATAAGAATGCGCGTTTCAGGCCAATTCTGCACCGCTTCCTTGCAAAGCGCGGCAACGATATGCGACTTCCCTGCACCAGTTGGCAGGACAAGACACGGGTTGCCGTCGTGCTTGCCAAGCCAATCGTAAAGTTGATCGATCGCGCGGCGCTGGTACTCTCTCAGCATACAATCTCCGCGCCCGGAAACGCATCCTTTGCAGCTTCCACAAATGCATCGCCGCAAGCGTCAGGATTGGCGACAATCTCGCGCGACTTGTAACCGCTTGGTCCATTCACAATGCGGCGTCCGTTAATAACCCACGTAACCGAAAGGCCATCTTCACTGCCTTCCATTTCCCACGGAACAAGATCCGGATGCAGGACGTGATCGTCGCAGCCGTCGTGCTGGAATGAAGTGGGAATGACGTCATCCCAACGACTGCAATGCACATCGTCGTCACGTATCGTCACATGCGCGCAAGTCCGGCAGTTGGCAAAGCGCGTCGGTTGCTTTTGATGGCACATGGCATAAGCCGGACAGAACTTGCACTGGAACCAGCTAGGATCAGTGCTGATAGGCGGTGGCATACGTTCCGCCATTGTAATCGCATGGCCGCGTGCGACTAGGCGCTCTGCCTCACCCTTGGAGTACCGCACGCGCTCAGTATATATCCGGTCATCATCCTTGCAGACAGCGACATACAAGGCCCGGTCAATGCCGGTTCCGTGCATGTAGACCTGCATCTGCGCATAGTGCATCGGCTTACTTGCTTCCACACCTTTCGCCACCAGCGCGTTAAACGACTTGAGTGAATGCGTCTTGTATTCCGCCACATGGCGTTTGGTGGAGCCTGGTACGCCTGATTGGATAATGCCGTCTAGAGATCCGGACACATGCTTGCCGAAGTCAACGCGCGTCTGGCTGTCGCGTACGTCCATGCCAATGCGTCGCAAGTCGGCGGTGATCCAAGCCTCTTCGGCATGGCCACGGCGGAACAGCCTAAGTATACGCCCGGGAAAGTCTTCACGCGCGGCCCATCGAAACGAAATCCAAAGCCATCTGTCGCATGGATGGCCTAGCATCGAAGCGCCAAGGTGTGGGCGCGGCTTATCCGCTTCGCTTGCGTGCGCAGCGTCTATCAGGCTGGCGATGGTTATTTCAGGTTCTGGTATCTTTGCCACAATGCGCTCCAAGATTTAGGGGCGACCGAAGCCGCCCCCATTGTATTACTTTTTTGCCCAAGGTGGCGCGGCGGACGTAGTTGCGCCGGTCGGAGTGGTCGCCATGGGCTTCGGCGGAGCGGCACCGTCAATCGCCTTCCATCCGGCGATTTCATTGCGCGCCTCGTACTGGCCATCGGCGGGCTTTGTCTTGACCTTGATGGACAGGTTCCCGCCGATCAATTCATCGGTGTCCTGCACCCGTGCAAGGCCAATGGCGCGCATGATTTCGCCAAGCTGCTGGCGCCCGATCTCTTCGGCCTTGGGCGATTGGTTGCGAATGTTGACACTGCCGAACATAACGCGCCCCTGATGCGACGGGCCGGTAATGTCGTACCGAACATCGATCTTCGTGCCAGTTCCCGATTTCGTCTGCCCAAGTTCCGCCTTGGCAATGGTCGCAGTGTACCAGCCATCGGGCAGAAGATCGTATGACCGGCCTTCGGGCAGGCTGTCGGTGCTGTAGGTTTCTCCGAGAAATGCCATGTTATGCTTCCTTTGCAGTGATGGAAAATGAAGGACGCCCCGGCTCTGCGGTGATCGCAGGCGCAAGCGGCGTAGTGATAGCCTTGTCGGTCGCCTTCCAAACCGATTGATTGATTTCCGGCTTCCAACGGAAAAGGCTCGAAAGGTGATCCGACAAACCCGCTTCAGCTGCGAGTTCCTGCAACTTGTCCGCGTCAATCTTGCGAGTGATGCGACCAGTCACCTTGATCTCGAAGCCGTCAGGGGTTGCCTTTTCAACGCCTTCCAGATTGTCCGCCACGCCAATCAAAGATCGCATTTGATCCTCAAGGGCACGGCGGGCAGTCGTGGCAGCGCCTTCGGCAGTCTTCGCCTTGAGCCACTGGCGGGCAAGATCGCTGAGGTTCGTCATGCCGCCATCTTTCCGATGATCGCGCCAAGGTCGGGAGCCTCCCAAGCGTCCAGCTTGCCGGAACGATCCTTCGCCAGCCACACGCCATCGCTATCGCACATAAGCGCGCGTTGCGTCATGCCGTCCGCGTCCTTCTCGACGCGCAGGGCGAGTACTTCGTCGAAGAAATATGGAAGGCCCTGCGTCAGCGACTTTCCGGGCATGCCAGGATTATAAAGCATCTTGCCCATTTCATCCTGCGACTTTTCCAGCTTGGCGCTCATGTAAACATGCTTGCCCGGCAGATCGCGAAAGCTGCGGATGAGTTCCTGCATGGTCGCGCTCAACTCGCCGTATGCGGCGCGCCCATCCTTGTTTTTCTTGAGTTCGTAGGCCAGCACCACCTCGGCAACTTCCGAAATGGAATCCAGCGCCACGCTCTCGAACTGCGCAGCCTCGGCGCTTTCCGAAACCCACTGGTATGCCTCACGCAGCGCGTCCATCGAATTGACTTCCACAAATGGCAAGTCTGCATCCTGAATGGAAAGCAAGCCACCTTCTGCGGAAAACACCACAGGATTAGGCAACGTGCGGATGAGGGACGTTTTGCCAGCACCAGCCGCGCCGTAACACAGGAGCTTAACCCCGTTTGCGGACAGTGTTCCTGTCCGCTTCAAATTAATTGCCATTGTCGTCTCCTAAGCCGGTCGGATTATCCAGTCGGCTTGTGTTGTCACTTTACAAGCTGGCATTTGCGCGTCAATAGTGAAAATCGCACTTTGAGGGAAACGTCATGCTTGAATGGATACGAATGGAACTTGCGGATCGCAGGCCGTGCAAGGTTGCGGAAAAAACAGGCCTTCATGCTAATACCGTCATCCGCATTCGGGACGGGAAAGAGGGCAATCCCAAGATTGATACATTGAACCGCATTGCACTCTACCTGCGCGGGGATGGGGAATAATGGCTGATCTTCGGAACATCCTCGGCGGTCCATGGTCGCCACCTGCCGCAATCCAGCCCGATCCTCCCGAAGTCCAGATAAAGCGCGCAATGGACGCGGCTGGATTAACGCCACCCTCAACGATTACCCTCGACGGCAAGTTGCACCGCTTCAATTCAGGCACCAAAGGCGCACCGGGCAAGGGTGATAAAACCGGCTGGTATGTGGCGTATTCCGATGGCGTTCCCGCTGGTCGCTTTGGTTGCTGGCGTATGGGCATGGAAGTGCCTTGGCGCGCAGACATTGGCCGCAGCCTCACACCCGCCGAAGAAATGGCAAACGCTCGCCGCATGGCAGAAGCAAAGTCTTTGCGCGATGCAGAGCAAGCCAAAGGGCGCGAGGTTGCAGCTTCCACCGTAGCGACAATATGGGCTGATTGCACCGGGGCCGATCCAGCGCATCCTTATTTGCAAAGGAAGGGCGTTCAGCCACATGGCGCGCGCGTGACCGGCGATGGCCGTCTAGTCGTGCCGTTATACTCCACGGAAGGTGAGTTAACCTCTCTCCAATATATTTCAGGCGATGGCGGGAAGCTGTACCACACGGGCGGGCAAACAAGCGGTTGCTTTTGGATGGTCGGGACAATGGATGATCCTGGCATTACCTACGTGGCCGAAGGCTTCGCCACTGCCGCGACAATTCATGAGGCAACAGGCAGGCCATGCGCAGTCGCTTACAGTGCCTCGAATATCCCCAGCGTAGTCGGTGCGCTCTCTGGCGAGATTACCGTTGTAGCGGACAATGATGCATCAGGAGTAGGGCAGCGTTATGCCGATCAAGCATCCGCCAAGCACGGTTGCCGCGTCATCATTCCACCCGTCCCCGGCGATGCGAACGACTACGTGCAAGGTGGCGGTGATCTAACCGCGCTTTTAGCCCCACCAGTTGCCGATTGGCTCATTCCAGCCGATGACTTTGCCAGCGCTCCCGCCCCTATCTCATGGCTGGTCAAACACTGGCTACAGGACCGCGCGCTAATCATGGTGCATGGCCCTAGCGGTGGCGGCAAAACGTTTGTCGTGCTGGATTGGTGCCTAACAGTCGCTGCATCCTTTACAGATTGGCACGGGCATCGTGTTCGCCCCGGCGGCGTCGTCTATCTGGCCGGTGAGGGCCACCACGGCTTGCGCGGGCGTGTTGCTGCATGGAAGGTCACGAACAACCCAGGACCGCTCTCCATGTGGCTCTCACGGGACGGATGCGACTTGAACACGCCAGAAGGCTACAGGCGCGTCGTGGACAACGTGCGCGGCCTTGATGAAGTGCCCAGCTTGATTGTCGTCGATACGCTGCACAGGTTCCTTCTAGGCGATGAGAACAGCGCGCAAGACGCCAAGACCATGCTCGACGCCTGCAACGCGCTTATGGCCGAGTTCGATTGCTCCGTCCTGTTAGTCCACCATACCGGCGTAAGCGATGAGGCACAGCACCGTGCGCGCGGATCGTCCGCATGGCGTGGCGCTCTGGATATTGAGATTAGCGTCATCCCCGGCAAAGAAGATGCACCACTTCAGATCGTGCAGCGTAAATCAAAGGACGCTGAAATAACCGCACCGATTTACGGAACGCTTTCGACCGTCATCATTCCAGGTTGGTTTGACGAAGATGGCGAGGATGTAACAAGCGCAGTCCTCGTGCCGTCAGACGCCCCACCAGAGCGCGTCAAGGAAAGCGGCTTGGACAAGCACCGCAAGATGTTTGAAAACGCATGGTGGGCGTCGAATGCCGAAGTGAGGGATGGCGCGCCATATCTGTCCCGGTCGGCGTTCATGGCGCATCTGGTCGCGAACGGATTGAGTGAGGCAAGCGCCAAGCAAGCCACCAAACCAAGCGAGACAAACAGGCCCATCGGAGCGCTCCTATTGGCTGAAATTATATGCCCATTTGAGCATGGTTGGATGGTCATTTGCGACGTTCAGGCCAGCGCGATGCTTTTGAGGCTGGGTACATGAGGTACAATAGGGTACAAAATCATTTTGTACCCTAAAAAATGCACGTGAAACAAGCATTTAGCGTTTTAGGGTACATGAAAAGGTACATCGTATGGGGCAAGGCAAGAGAGGGTACGTACAGGTACACACACCCTTTAGGGTGTGTACCTTTGTACCCTCGTGTTGCTGCGCGCGAAAACCACGAAAGGAAACACCATGATCTGGACAGACGAAGACAAGGCCGTGGCGGCTGGAATGAAGCGGGCAGGCATGACTGCGAAACAGATTGCGGCGAGGCTGGGTCGGAGCATCCCGGACGTTCGCAATCAATGTCGGAAGGTGAAAGCATTTTGTCACTTGGATCACAGGCCGGGCAATGCTAGGATGCTTCGACCGAAACAAGAACCTCTTGAAGAACTGGATATGAAATGAGCGAAGAGACAATGCCAGCCGATTGGGTGCTGATTGAAGCTGCGAAGCGGTGCCGGTGGGATAGCCGAACATCTTTGGCTACGCTTCGAGATAACTACGGATACACAAGTTCCTTCCGCGCCCTCTGCGACATGATCGAAAAATACGAACAGCCGCCAGTTGATCCTGATGTTGAGGCGGTTAAGCGGGTGTTAGGTTGGCACGTAGACGAATGGCATTTTGAGCAATACCCCGATGCACTCGACAAAGCAGTCGCTCAATACAAACTGGAGCGCACCAAGTGACCAACGAAACCTGCTCCACCTGCGATGCGTTTTGCGTTAATCCCAACAATGATAACTGGG